TCAAATCTAGATTTTTTGCAGCTGCAATATCCAAGGCTAAATTGGTTAAATTCTGAGCTTCCTCAATGTTTTTGGTGCTTCGAGTTAATCGCTCTAGGGCTGGTCTAAGTTGGTCATCAGTCACGCCTGTGGCTTTAGATTGTCTTGCGATCCAACGCTCTGTGGCTTCAATGGCTTCATCGGTTGCTGCAACTGTATTACGCAAGGCATTGGCAAGCCTAACTTGTGATGCCTGATCCTCAGCTGCTGCCTTTATTGCTGAGATTGCATACGCTCCGACAGCTGCTCCAACTACTGCAAATGCTGCTGCTGCTTTTTTGCCAAATTCAGAAATCTTATTTGAGTTTTCTTCAACGGCTTTATCGGCATCGCCTAACTTCTTTTTTAAGTCATCAACATCGGCAAGAATTGATAACTTTAGCGTGCGATTACCGGTTGCCATTAGACCCATTCCTTAATAATGCGATTAAAAGCCTGTTCCCATTTATTAATCAATTCAGGCTGAATTCTGCGAAGGGTTGGATAGATAAACCAACCTCTTGAACCTCTGCCTTGCCGTCCTGAATACGAAGGGAACTGCTTGAACTTATTAGATCCAAACTCAATACCACCCCATAAGGTTTGCGTTGTAGCCCCACCTGAAAATTTTTGTCGTGCGAAACCATAACTGAATTCACCGATTTTGCTTGATTTCGAGATGCTAACTCCGTCCGCAACTCTTTCCGCAACCTTGCCAGCCTTTGTTCGTCCTCTAGCTGCTGTTTTAATTTCCTCTGATGCAAAATAAGCCAAAGCAGCAGATTGCGCTCTTGCTTCCTCAGTAGCCTGATCATCCATAAGTTTGAATGCTTTGTAAATATCACGCAGATCTTTTTTATTGTATGCAATGGCTTCATTTTCCATTCCTTGCCTCCAATACTTCGATCGCTGTTAATATGTCATCCGCATCAACCCATTCACTCATTGGAATGTGAGTGGCAATTGCCAACTCAACCAATAATCTGCTTAGGCTTCCTGCTTTGTGGCTTTTGGGGATGCATCACCAACAATGACATCGGCTATTGTTTCCATCCAAATATCCATTGGTTTGATGGGTTTACTTCCGGCGACTTCACGCTTATGAGCATGATAAGCCAAAAACATAAGATCCCAAATACCCAACTTTTCGGATGCCTGACCAATAGTGTTTCCTGTCTGCTTTTCCCATTTAGCCCACTCAGGTGGTTGGGCAATGTAAGTTGCTTGCTCACCTGAGTTGTATTCAATTGTAATTGGTAATTTCATTTGTTTGCTCCCGTTTTATATTTTAGCTAAAGGTTTCGGTGACTGCACCCTTAGATACTGTGAAGGTGAATGATACTGTCTGAGCATCAACACCTGAACCACCTGCTGTTGGAAACTCAGGCTTTACTGGAAACACAAATTGTGCTCCTGATGCAGCTGTAAGTGTCATGCTGATATCTGTATCTGGTGCGGTTTCAGCAGCTGTCCATAGAGCCTCGCAAACTGAGTTTGCCTTGCCCCAGTCAGCTAACATATCCAATTGGAATGTTCCTGAAATGTTTGTGGTCTTGTAAGCCTCGCCTTCCATGGTCTGATAAACCTGACGCTCATTGACCTTGGTTAGAACTGCGTTAGTCGCTTGTGCTTGAATATCTGTTCCACCTGTGAAAGATAAACCAACATCACGACCGGTAATTACGACTGTTGCCATGATTTCTCCTTATGCTGTTTGTGTGTAGTAGGTAGATACTCGAACATCTGCGATAAGCAGCGTTGATGCACCAACTTGGGTAACTGTCGGTCTTTCAACCGAGCTGACGATATATCCCGCTGGGATAACTGCCAGAACACTCATTATTAACTGCTCGATATTGTCGAGCGATGCCGGATTGCTGTTATATGCAACTGCAACCGAAATTGTAAAATTAATCTTTGTGTGAATCGTGCTTTTGTTAATTGTTTCCAATTCAAGATAGGGACTGTCTGGGACTAAAACCACGCATGGTGGAATCGGACTTTCCGGTACGAAAGCATAAACATTTCCTGCAACGCTAGCCAAAGCAGTTGCTAAAGGTTGTCTAGTTGATGAAAGAATTGTGCTTGGCATTTATTGAGCCAAACTCTCGGTATCCATGTAACTGCCTAATAAGCCTACGCACTTATTGAAAAGTGATCGACCCATTCTAAATGGGGTTGGTGAAAAATCTACTCCTTCGATTTGTCCTCCGCCGGCAAGTCTTGCTTGGAAAACTTCGACTGAAACTGTATAGACGGCTGACTGAACAGCTGCGTTTCCAACATAAGTTGATGCGCCAGAAAGGGTAGCAACTCCGGATGGGATGACATTAGCCTCGAGTATATCGGCGTTAGTGATCGATGCTGAAAAGGTATATTGTCCAAGATTGTCTGCCAGCACAACTCTTGTTCCGTTGTAAGGTGATCCGCATCCTGTGATGACAACTGATTGTCCTTCGGTGAATTCATGAATTCCTAATGTAGTGAATGTAGCAACATTGTCTGACAATGAGGTTGCTTGAATTGGTGCTTTGAATGTAACAAGCATTGGCAGAATAACAGTTTCTGCTGTGTCAATAATTTGATTTAAATAAGTATCGTCATACAAGGCAGATGACACACCAAGAACAGATCTCAACTGTGTGGCTGTGATAATGCTTGGCATGTCATCTCCTTACTCCCATTAATGGATGCCTAGGATCGGGAGCAACCCTAGGCACTCAGTTAAATTAAGCTATATCTAACTTGCGGAAAGCTGTTGGGTAGCGATTAACTACGCAAACATATCCGTAAAGTCCGATTTCAATGCGACCATTAGCAACAACATTGGCACGAAGCTCAATAGTTCCTGACTCATGGAATCTCATTGCTTGTGAAGGATAAACCAAAGCAACTTTTGCATTTCCTGTGTTTCCTGTGTAGTTAGGATCTACAACAAGATTCAATCCTGCAACTGTTCCGTTTGTTGAACCCTGTGTAATTAAACCACCGGCATTCTGAGAAACAGCTGCTGCGAATAGAGGACGACCTCCACTATCAACTGCACCAAGTAGGTTTGCAAAATCAATATTTACATAACCACCTGAAGGTGCAACCAAAAGGTTGTTTGGAGTAAATCTCATTACTCCGTAAGAATCAGCAATTCCGTCAGCAATTGACTTGTAAATTGTTGAACCTGTTGATGAATCTGCGCCATCAGCTGCAATTGTTGCTGCATAGGCATCTGTCTTTTGTGCATAAGATGCAGCCAATTCACGAACAAGTAAATCAGCAAAAGATGGGTCTGAACGATCGAATAGTTCAACATTTACAATGTTTGCACCAGCAAACTTAACAATGTTGTCCTCTTGGAAAGTAACTGCGGTATCAGTTGAAGAAAACTCTGAACCCTCTGAGGTTAACGCAGTTGTGGCTTGCGCTCCTAATTTTGGAGTGAAGACCTTCATGCCACTTGCAGGAAGCGGAGCACGCTCAATGCTGTCAATAAATGGGCGAGATGAATCAATTACTCCAATTACATCTCTTAGATAATTAGGTGGCACCATTCCGGTGTTTTCTGAAACTGTTGCGATTTGTAATGCTGCAACTAAATCACGAGCATCTGTGTCGCCTTGGATTGCACGAATTTGTGCATTTAGATATTGTCCTGCTGTAACATTTGTATCAACACGAGGCTTTGTATATGCCATGTATTGAGCAGTTACAACTGGAGCTTGTGATGCTTCTACCGCTTCGGTTGCGATAGGAGCTTCTGATGTTGTATCAGACACTTTGTCCTCCTGTGTTGTAGTTTCCTCAGCGGTTGCTTCGGAATTCTCTGGTGTTTCGCTAGCTGCTACTTCAGCAACTCTTGCGCTGCTAATGGCTGGCTCGGTGACAAGTGATACCTCTTGCAAGGAACTCGACTGTATCTTTAAGACGCCATCCTCATTTTTCCATTCGTTGATTTTGACACCAACGCTAAATCCATCTCTTAAACCTGTGGCTGCTTCCTCAAGAGCATCATCAGCTGCAAAAGTCTTAGCCAATTTAAATGTTGCTTCTAAGCCTTGTTCTGTGGCAGTAATATCAATCAATTTGCCTAGTGGCTTTGTGCGCTCATGCTCAAGTAATAATTTGACAGGCTTTGAGAAGTCAATGCTGTCTTTTTCAAATACTGTTAATCCTGCGCTGGTTGAACCTTCCTCATTCCAACTTACAATGCGACCAGTTAAGGTTCGCTTATTTGTATCGGCAGCGGTTATCTCTATTGGGAAATTAATCTTCATCGGATTAAGTCCTCCTCCTCTTGGATTTGCTCAACGCTCATTGCGCCAATGCGATTTAGGATTTCATAAACTTGAGCACGCTCTAATGCTGAACCTCTCAAGAAATCATCAATATCAAAACGAATTTCCATGCCATTTGGCACGAAATCCGGTTGGCTAAGTCTTTGCTCAATTGCCGTAAGTATTGGACGAAGTGAAAAGTCAATTAATGCTTTTCTTTCGGCTGTCATGTTTGAATAAGTCATTGATGTAGTTTCAGCAGATACAAAACTTGCCGGAATGCCTGAGGCTCTGCTAATTTCTAGAGCGAGGTACTGTCTAGCTTCATTAAGTTGAAGTTTGGCAGGATCAAAGCCTAATGCTTGCAATTCAACATCAGCATTCAAGAATGCAGTTGCTCTGGTAGATCTTGACACTCTCCATGATTCCAAAAGTTTTGTAATTCGCTCTGGAGTAAGATTTGTGCCATTTGACTTCAATACCATTTGTGGCATTGGCTCTTTTGCATACATCTCAGCTGCTTTTTCTAATTCTGCTGCTGCTTTAATTGTGCGACCTGCTCGATTAAGGATTCCTTCATCTAATCCGTTAAATACAATTAATGAACCTAAGCCAAATGGCGGCACTCGCTTGCCATCAACTGTGTAATACTCGATTTCGGTTGAGTTTGAATTTAGTGAAGCAAATACTCTGTTTGGTGCAATTCTTGTCCATGCACGAATTCTTGAAGCATCAGTTGCAGCATAAGAATCCATAATCATTCCATAAGCAACGCCGTATAATAATAAATCCTCGGCGATCCAAGAATAAATTGCTGATCCTGCAACTCTTGGATCTGGTTGCATAATTACTCTGTTTGGTCTTACATGTTCATTTGTAAAATGATTATATTGCTCAAGCGGTAAAGATCCGACAGTCGAACAAATTATATTTCTGGCTCTAGCTCCGGATGGGATAGCCATGTATTGTTCACGAGTTGCAGTTGTTGTTCCAAATAGAATTCCGCCAACTAATTGTTGAGCGTTGTAAGGTGCAAGCGCAGCTGCGACATCTACTGAATTTGCCTGCTGATTTGATTTATTGGTAAATCGATCGAAAATTCCCATTAGCACATAATATACCATAAATACAAATTATCCGACTTGTATATCAATCTCCGTCTCTGTTTGTGTCGCAAAATAGGTTGCTAACGCCGAAGCGACAGCTGCACAAACTGCCACTCGACTTGCACGCCTTCCGATGATCCATGACCCATCCCCATAGGGCAATTTCGCAGCGGAAAGCGTTTGTTGGGTCAGTTCATCCTGCCCACCATGTTGTAATCGATGGCTATTGATCGCCCCAAGCCACCTATCACAACTTTCAGCGTATATCGCCCCATCCATGTTAGTGCAAGAAAATCCAGCAGGAATTAACCGACTTGCGACGGCTTGTGCAGTCCTTGCTGAATAAGCGATAGTCTGAACATTATATTTTCTTACATAAGGTGCAATGTCGTTTGCAACTGCTAAATCATTTATTGAATAATCATTTGACCAAGTGTGCAATAAAACTAAATTAAACTTTTCTCCTGGCAATCTTTGTGTTGCAGTTAAAGCTGCAAATTTTCTATCCGGCGATAAATCTAAACCAAACCAAGTTGGTTGCTCAGGATCTAATGGTATTGGGTCGGTCTGACATAATGCCCACTTTTGTGCATCAATTGCTGAGTTGATCGTATCTACCCATTGCGCCAAAACCTCAGTTCGCACAATATCCGGAGGATCATTAATTACAGCTTTCAAATTATCCGGATGAATTGTTATTCCCAATGATGGATTGGCTTGAGCGAATGCACTCCAATTGATCTCACCTGACGGAAGTAAGATCGGAGCTTCTGGTTCTGCACTCCACTCAAACCAACCTATCGGGTCATCGGTCGTGGCTGACGCCAATGCCCTCTCACGCAATTTGTTTAAGATTACTGAATGCTGATCTCCTGCTGATGAATAAACCCAAACCTGCGGATTTTTAGCAGCCATCATGGAATAGCGCATTGATGACCAAGCATCCTCATCTTTATATTCTCTCAACTCATCCAGATGGATGGTTTCAGGTTTTGATAAACCTCTAGCTGCATTATTGGCAGCTTTTACAACAAATCTCCTATTGCCAAATAACTCTATTTCCTCAGCACCATGTTGCCATCGGATTTTTTTTACTTCTTTTTCAAGTCTTGGGTTGGTTTCAATTAAGCCAACAATCTGACGAAAGGTTTCAAGTGAGGTTGTAAGTCTGTGAGCTGATGCAAGTTGCAAACCTTCACCCCATACAAACATTCCGGTTAAGATTCGGAGCATCATCAGCGTGGACTTGCCTTGCTGCCTTGCCATGATTAGCCCAAGCTCTGAATGTGCCCACCTGCCATCTGGTCTGACTTTGTGACCATGTATGCAAACGAACCGCTGCCATTCCATAAGGTTTATGCCTAGTTCGGTGGCTAGGTCGATCATGTCCTGACCTTTTGATGGTAAATCAGTCAGTTTTGAATGAATTCGTGGAGTTTGCACACCTCCTAAAATCGATTCATCAAGATCTGTCATGATCTCTCCCGTTTGTAAATTAATCAAAGCGATCCAGTCTGGAAGTGAGCGATCGAGGTGTTTTGTGGGTTAGAAAAGGAACG